TGTCGAGTCTCAGGACGAAGACGGCAACACGGTGAAAGAAGAGCACGAGGCATCGGAGTTTGGGATCACCGTGTCGGACATTGATGCATGGACCATGGACACAATTACAGATGTGCTCCAGGAAGCCTATGCGGATCGTGGCCACGAGGGGTCTTTGTGAGCATGGATACCCTTACAACTATCCCAGCAGAGATGGCCCCCTCTGAGGTGTGGATCGTGCGAGCCAGCCTGTGCCTGCTGGTGGTCTCTGTCATACTGGCCTTTGGAGCAGCCGCCCTTGCCAGCTACGAGCCGAAGCCCTACAGGAGAAACAGATGAAGCCGGAAACGCTTGCGCTGGCGGTGCTCCTGATCGGAGTAGTTGCGTGTGCCGTCGAAGCCGGAGCGAGACGATTTACCGAACGCAACAGAAGCCCTTGACTTTCTATTGCACAGGAGTTAACTTCTTGGAACAACAACAGCAGAGTAAGAGCACACGCCTCTCCTGCACCACCACCACCAACGACAGCGTAAGAGGGTAACAATGTCGAGGATGTCCTACTCGGACCTTGAGTCCGAAAACAAGAAGCTCGCGAAGACCAATACCAAGCTCCAGAAGGACTTGGAGAAGGCGAACGAACAGGTTGAGCAGCTTCGCGAAGCGATCGACAACAAGACCACGCAGGAAGCCGAAGAGAAGCAGGCGTCAGAATCGCTTGGCTTGTGCAACGAAGACCTGCTCTATGAGCACCGTCGTCGTGTCGTTGCCGAGAACCGCGCTTTCGAGTTGGAGCAGAAGGTTCTCGCCCTGGTCAACAAATTCCTGCCGCTGGACGAGCGGCGCAGTTTCCTCTCCCATCTCCGCTTGAACGGAGACGGAAGGACCATCTGACGAGCAAGGCAACAAGCCGTCATTTCACCATCAACACAGCAGCAGAGAAGGAGGCCAACCATGGCCATTACAGTCGAGAAGGCAGTCACCCGTTCCGTCGCCAAGTCCGCCACCGTCCATCCCGAGGACGTGGCCTCGTTGATCGTCAAGGCCGTGGGCGCTCCCGAGGGCACCGCCCTGGTTCCCGTGCAGAAGGAGGACGGCACCCTGTCGCACTACTCCCTGTCCTGGAACGAGACGCCGAAGCCGCGCAAGCGCAAGGCCAAGGGCACCGAGGGCGAGCAGGCCGCGCAGTAAGCCCCAGCTTTCCCGCGACGACAGTTAACTAACTTCCAGCTGTCGTCGCAAGCTGGGCACCCGTGCTGCTGCTCCCACAAAGAGAGCGAAAGCCTGCTGTTGTTTCGGATCTTCCTCCGGCACGCAAGTTGACCCGCAAATTGGAGAGTTGAGCAGCACAGCAGCACGGGAAACCAGCCCGCCGTAGCTCTTTCGGATCTTTCTGGCACGGCGGCGTATGCGCATAAGCGGGGCGCAGTGAATCCCTCGGAGTTTACTCCGGGGGATTTATCTTTTTGTAGGAGGTACCAAATGGTACAATGGATAAAGGTCATAGGATCCTGGGCTACCGTGCGCGACATGGCCCGCAACACGGTCAACAAAGATGCCCTTGGCGAGGACGCCGAAGTAAGCCGCAGGTTCAAGCGAGCCATGCTCATCGCAGAGCACTCACCGATTCGCGCACTTCAGTTCAATTTCCTGCTGCGCATCAAGTACTGGATCTCGGTCCACTTGGTTCGGCACAAGATTGGCGTTGAGCATTTCGTGGCCACACAACGAGATGATCGCACCGGAGTTCCCCGCGACGAGAAGCCGCAATCGGCCCTCGTCGATCATGCGATGATCGCGAACGTGCAGGCTCTCATCACAATGTCGCGCAAGCGGCTATGCTTTCTTGCCCACCCTGAAACACGCCGCGAGTGGATACGCGTCAAGCAGAGTGTGGCCACAGTGGACCAGGATGTCGCTGACGCAATGGTTCCTGAGTGCATCTACCGAGGCTTCTGTCCGGAAACGCAGAAGTGCAAGGAACGCTACGAAGACACGCCCAAGTTCGTCCGGGATCTTGGTGCCTACAGAAGCATGGCAGGGAACAGATGGCAGAAGGCATAGAGGCGATCCTGGAAGAGCGCGGTGAGCGTTACGGCGAATTTGCGAACCACGCGGAAATCACGCAGGTGTTGAAGGCCGCGATGCTTCGCGGGCTTGCGCTGTCGGAAGAGGCGCGTGCGCGGGTGCAGTCGCGGGTGGCGATGATGGACTTCGACCAAGTAGAGGCGCTGGAGATGATCGCGCACAAGCTCGGGCGTATCCTGAACGGCGATCCTAACTACGAGGATTCGTGGCGAGACATTGCTGGCTATGCCACGCTCGTAGCGGATCGCCTGCTGAAGCCTACCCGAAGTTGACCGAGAAGGCTCGTCCACTGAATCCATAGGCGGACAGCCTGATCTTGTCCAACTCGATGATTTCCCCCGTGGCCACGAGTTGCTTCAGGGCGAAGTCAAGAGCGGCACCTGACCCACGGCGGTCGTCGGTGAAGCTGGACAGACTTGCCGTCCTGCGCTGGAGATAGGAGTAGGGCACGATGCCGTTCGCCGCCAGGGTAGACGGCACCTTGTACGCGGAAATCAACCGTTGCGGAGCTTCGGTGCGCAGGCGGTTGAAATCCCACAACACGCGGCGCACGTCAACCAGCTGCTTTCCGTCCCCGTGTCCAATGTCTCCGCTGCTGAATCTGTCGCTCATGGTTTGTACATCCTTCGTTACTAGGTTAATTGCCCACTCCGCATATTCGCGGGTGATGATTGGATTATGTGGGCTGGACGCCGCTGCGCACAGCGCCGCGAGCCGCACAGCTTTGAGGTGCGCACGGTTCCACAAATGCCTTGCAATGTCCGCCTCCGACGATGAATTGATTTGGTCGTCGCAGTAGGTGTCGTAGTAGCCGCACTTCCCAAGAAGTTCTGCTGCCTGTGAGTCGTAGTTAACCGGAAGCGCCTGCTGGCGTTGTTGCTGCGTCAATGCGACGGTCGCGATGTCCACGAACCACTGACGCATCCCGGCGTCCATGTGCGCCCCGCTGTTGCGGTTAGCAGGGGGGCGGACTCCTCGGTAGTCGAAGGTCAGGAAGCGTGGCAGAAGGCCGTTGCTGATGTGCTCCAGGCTCAAGGAGGACAGCAGTACGTTCGGCGCAGTCTCGCACATAATGGTCAATGACGGCGACGATACCGACTGGCTGTTCTTGTCCTCGTCGGAATAGACTGTGCCTTGCAGGACTTGGTGCTGCCCTGAGCTGTTGTAGACAGCCAGCATGGTCGTCTTCAGGCTGTGCAGTGCTCCGATGGCGTGCGGGGACTCCATCTCGCGGAACCGCTGGCCCCACTCTCCGAGGACCGAGAAGAAGCACGGGTGGCGTACAAGTCGCTTCGCCAACGCCTGCCCGGACGCGAACGAGGCCGGTCCACGAAACACGTCGATCGAAGGCACCGTCTCGCGGACCTGGGAGAACAGGCGTTCCGGTGCGCGGGTGAGTTCGTCTTTGCCTACGCCGGTCTCGGCCAGCAGGAGAAGGTACTGGTTCAAGCCGGTGCCGCCGATGTTGTAGTAGCGCCCAAGCATCCCGGCCAGCACGCCGATCGTGGCCACAAGGGAGATGTCCTGCACGGGCCGCTCGGACGAGGAGTAGATGTAGTGCTGGAGCCATCCAAGAGCCCCCGGTGCCCACGGTGCAGGTGTCACCGCTCCGGCCAGGACAGAAGGGGCGTGCTCCAGGACCGACGCAGCCGCCTCTCGGTCCTGGAGCACGGTGGCCACAGCGGGGACAGGGGTGGGCGTCGGGGTTCCTTCCAGCGGAGCAGGCGTCATGTTCTGGATAGCCTCGAGTGACACCAGCTCGCTCCGTTTCTTGGCAATCATGCCGTTCAAGTAGTCGTCCCGCTGCGCCTTTTCTCGCTGCCCAAGTGCGCTGTAGCGGAACATGCGGCGGCACTGCTCGTCGTTTACAGTGTAGTAGCAGAGCATATCCATAAGGGCCATGTCTGCCTGCGACTGTGATGGGTAGCCGAGAGCCTGCCAGTTACCCGTCCAAAGCGCATACGCCTTTTCAGCATTCTGCGCACTCACCAGCTTGTTCAGAAGTTCCTGATCGGTGAGCGACTGAACGTAGTCCTTCGCCCCCACCTCGTAGGCGCTTGCGGCACTGCCTTCTTGGTCGAGGACGTTGGCCACAAGCCAGTCGATACCTGCTTGGCCGTCCACGATCGCAGCGTTGGTGCCGCTGACGTGCGCCCCTGTAAGGATGACATAGGCTCCGGCAGGATATACCTCGACGCCAATGCTGTCCTTACGTCGTCCCGACGGCAGCTTGCCGCGCACGATGATGTGGTAGCCTCGCCCGCTTCGGGACACTTCCGTGTAGCTACCAAAGGCGGCGATTAGCTGGTGGTGGAACGCCTTGACTTCTGGCGTGGCAGGGCGTTTCTCCTTGTCGTCAAGGTCGATGACGACATAGGGATCGCTCGGTGTCAGGCAGAATCCGATGTACGGATAACCTGCATTGATCGCTGTCTCGTAGTCGCACCAGTGATGAGCGCACGTCTTGTCCGCGTTACGCCCATTGCGGGCTTGCAACGGTACAGCGTCTTCTCTGGCAACAACCCACTGCGGGAGAGCCTTAAGCTCGGAGGGGATCTGTTCATAGGTAGGTTGGAGCATCGTTCTCAAAGTATAAAGAAAGTCCTTGCGGATGGGAAGATGTTTCTTTATACTTTGAAGACCGAAAGGAGCTTTCGCAATGAGCGATGCAGAACAGAACTACGAACACACGAAGCGCAACGTCAAGGTGCCGCACGGATGGCGTATCGTCGCTGACACAAACACCATGGACGTTACGCACAACGAGTACCACTGGTGGAATCCACTGGAAGGTCCGATGGGGGCGTGGCTGAAGTTGGACACGGCAAACGCCGCCGACATGCAGGCAATGGGCACGCTATGGAACGCCGGTTCGACGTGCTTTGTCGAGCGCGACCCGAATCCTGCGCCGATTCCTCCGCCTCCCCCGGCCTTCCTGTCGGCCCCTGCCCCGGTGCCTGTCGCGGTTCACGCGCCGTCCGAGGTCGTGGCCCCTCCTGTTCTTCAGGACGCTCCGGCCATTCCTCCGGTTCCGGTGTTCGCTCCTCCGCCTCCCCCGGCTCCCGTCGCGGTTGCGCCAGTCATCCCGGTCGTGCCTCCTGCACCTCCCGCGCCTCCGGCATTCCAGGCTCCGGCTCCTCCCGTGGTCGTGCCCCCTGTCGTGGTGGCTCCGGTGATTCCTGCTGTGCCGGTCGCGCCTGTGCCTGCCCCCATCATCCCGCAGACTCCCGCTCCCATCGTGGCTACAGAGGCACCGGAGTCGAACGCCGACGAGAACGAGGTGGATGCGTGGCTGGCTGCGCTGGGCGGCGTCAAGGATCGCATCACGGCACTGGAGGCAGTCAAGGCCGAACTTCAGAAGAAGATCGTGGCCAAGTGCTTCCCTGACGGGCTGCGCGAGGGTGCGAACAACTGCAAGTTGCCGGACGGACGCAAGCTCACCATCACGGGCGTCATCAACCGCACGTTCGACGATGCGCTTGTTCCTGCGGCCTGCGACAAGATCGTCGCCGCTGGTGGCAATCCGGAAGGTGTGTTCGTGACCAAGCTCGCGATCGGAACGGCGGCGTACAAGGCGCTTGATCTGAAGTTCCGGAACCTGTTGGCGGATTGCGTGACCGAAAAGGAAGGCACTCCCCAGTTCAAGGTTACTGAGCCGAAGAAGTAAGCGACATCGCTGAAAGTAGTTGCTATTTAGTGCATAATCGACTACATTAAATAGCAACAGCACAATACGCACAACGGAAGGACACAATGGCGATTCAATACGCAAGTACGAGCACCTATGGAACCGACATGGGCGTTTCCATGGTGATCTACGGGCCTTCCGGTGTCGGCAAGACGACGCTTGCGGGTACGCTTCCGAGGGATGAGACAATCATCCTTTCGACTGAGCACCGGCTTCTGCCTCTTCGCGGCAAGGGAATGCACGCATACGAGCTGGACACCTACGAGGATGTCGTGGCCATGTATAACACGCTGGCCGCTGATCCAAACTTCGCAGGAGTTAAGTACGTCGTGCTTGACTCTGCTACGGAGTGTGGAGAGAAGACGCTGATCTCGTCGCAGACGAAGATTCGCGATGGGCGGCAGGCGTACATGGACATGCAGCAGAAGTCCATCGCGCTATTCCGAATGTTTCGCGACATGAAGAAGCACACCATCCTGCTGTTCAAAGAAGAGCAGCAGAAGGATGCGCTTGGAAATGTTCGCGTCGGACCTGCAATGCCGGGGCAGAAGCTCGGGCCGCAGATCCCGTATCTCTTCGACGAGGTGTTCTACATGGGCATCTCCGAAACCGCCGGACCTGATGGCAAATCCGTCAAGTCCCGTTATCTTCTAACCGATGCGACCTCCACGCATACGGCCAAGGATGCATCTGGAAGTCTCGATATGTACGAGCCTCCTGATCTGTTCCACATCATCAACAAGATCCAAACCACACCACCGAAAGGTCACTAATGCCTGCACCACTTGGATTCATGTTCAACGCCGCTGCTGTGGAGCCCACGGCTCCCATGGGCGCGGTTCCTGCGGGAACCTACAACGTCCAGCTCGAAGATGCCAAGGTCATCCCTGTCAAGAGCGATGCCAGTCAGTCGCAGTACGAACTCACCTTCGTCATCATCGACGGCCAGTACAAGGGCCGCAAGGGATGGATGTACCTGAACATCCACAACCCGGACGAGCAGAAGCGCGCCATGGCGCAGGCGGATCTGTCGGCCATCTGCCGCGCCGTCAACGTCATCCAGCTCAACGACATGGAACAGCTCTGCGGTCGTCCGTTGACCTGCGAGTTCAAGCTGGTCAAGGGCACCGAGCAGTACCCCGACGACAAGAACAAGCTGCGGAACTTCAAGCCGTACACTGGTCCCGCCGCTGCCTCCCCTGTGGCCACAGCTCCGGGGTTCGCTCCGACTGCTCCGACCCTTCCGCAGGCTCCCGCGAGCTTCGCGCAGGCTCCGGCTCCGCTCGCTCCTCCCCCGGCCATGCCGCAGGGATTCGCGCTTCCCGGCCAGCAGACGGCCCCCCAGTTCGCGCCCCCGGCACCTCCGCAGGCGCAGTTCGCTCCTCCGGTGGCTCCGGCTCCTGCCTACGCTCCTCCTGCTCCCGGCTTCGCTCCTCCGGCTCCTCCCTCGGGAATGCCGACCGCGCCTGCCTGGGGCACGGTGCCGCAGGGGTAACCTGCACGCCCTGAACGACGGCGCAAAGTCGTTCACTTGCCCCCATAGCTCAGTTGGTAGAGCAACTGATTTGTAATCAGTCGGTCGCAGGTTCGATTCCTGCTGGTGGCTTTTGCTGCACTACGGAAGGCTCTACCAACGAAAGTTGGCTTATGAGGTAGGTTAAAGCCCTGCCAGTGCAGAAGTGGGAATAGCTTAATTGGTAAAGCACAAGGTTAACTCTGTCCTTGACATGCAAGTTCAAGGCTTGCTTCCTGCGATTGGGGCTTTTAGCTCAGTTGGTTAGAGCAAGCGACTCATAATCGTTAGGTCATTGGTTCAAGCCCAATAAAGCCCACTATGCAACTCGCAACGAAGACATTGGCAGCAATAGACGCGGCACTCGAAGCAGACGGCGGGGCGAAGTACAGAGGGCTATTGCTTTCTGCTTTGCAGGAGATGGAAGAGTCGGATGCCTTCTCTGCTGAAGAGGAAAAGCATCCAAGGAAGCACCTCGGAATTTCGCAGATCGGAAAGAAGTGCGCCCTCTCGCTGTGGCTACAGTGGAGGTGGGCCGTGTGGAAGAAGCCCGAGGCGCGAATGCTTCGGCTGTTCAACCGTGGGCACCTGGAAGAGGCGCGATGGGTTGCGTTGTTCCGTGCCGCAGGAGTCACGGTGCAGGTCAAGAGTGAACAAGGCAAGCAAATCCGTGCGCACGGATACAAGGGGCACTTTGGTGGCTCTCTTGACGGAATTGCCTACGGTAGTCCGGACATACCTGGAGAGTGGTTCCTGCTGGAGTTTAAGACTGCCAATACAAAGAAGTTCGACAAACTGTGCAAGGACGGAGTACAGGCCGTCTACGAAGAATACTACGTCCAGGTGCAACAGTACATGGCAAAACTTGGCCTGCGCTTTGCTTTGTTTTGTTCTGTTTGTAAAGAGGACGATAGACTGCACATCGAGATCGTGCAAGCAGAGGCACACACTCCTGTGCATTTCGACGATCGCGCAAGGATGATTGTAGACGCTGTGAAACCGCCTCCTCGCATTTCAAATACAGCCGTTTGCTTTGACTGCAAGTTTTGTGATTCTCGCGAGTACTGTCATGGCAGTTCCCGTGCGCTTCCGACGTGTCGTACTTGTGCCCATGTTGTCGTCGGAGACGAAGGCAAGTGGCTGTGCCAAGGCAAGTACGAGTTGACACCAGAACAGCAGTTCGCTGGTTGTCCGCACCGCATACCGATGGAGGGCGTAAAGTGAGCTTCAAGCTGCGCTGGTACCAGCAGGAAGCCGTCGATTCGATCTTCGACTACTTCAAGACGAAAACCGGCAATCCGATATGTGCCTTGCCTACGGGCACAGGTAAGAGTGTGGTGTGGGCACAGTTCGCCTACACCGCTTCCTACTACTACCCAGGCACTCGCATCCTCATGCTTACCCACCGCAAGGAGCTGATCGAGCAGAACGCCGCGAAGTTGCTGGAAGTGTGGCCACAGGCTCCCGTGGGTATCTACTCCGCAGGTGTCGGGCGGAAGGACTGGGGAAAGCCCATCACCTGCGCATCCATCCAGTCGATCGCGCCAGTCATCGACAAGTTCACGGCATTTGATCTGCTTGTGATTGACGAGTGCCACCTTGTTCCGCACAAGGAAGAGACGCAGTACCGCAAGGTCATCGACGCGATGTACAAAAAGAACCCTGCGCTCAAGGTAATCGGCATGACCGCTACGTCCTATCGACAAGGGCTTGGCGATCTCATCAACGGCGGGGTCTTCACGGACTACTGCTACGATCTCACCGGGAAGGATGCGTTCAACCGGCTCATTGCCGAGGGCTTTCTGTGCAGGCTGGTGCCGAAGCAAACGGCCCTCGAACTCAGCACCGAGGGAGTGGCCACACGAAACGGCGACTTCATTGAATCCGAGCTTCAGAAGGCAGTGGACAAGGAGTCCATCACCAGGGCTGCGATCGAGGAGAGCATCGCCCTTGGTAGCGACCGCAAGCGTTGGCTGGTGTTCGGTACCGGCGTGCAGCACGCGGAGAACATCGCGGATATGCTCAAGGCTCGCGGTATTAAGGTCTATGTCATCACCGGCAAGACCGCGAAGCACGAACGCGAGCAGATCATCGCAGAGTTCGGATCGGACTCTCCCGAGACTATGGCCGTTGTCAACAATAACGTGCTGACAACAGGATTTGACTGCCCGCGAATCGACTTGATCGTGATGTTGCGCCCGACGCAAAGCGCCGCGCTTCATGTGCAAATGCTCGGGCGCGGAACACGCATCGCACAAGGAAAGTCGGACTGCCTTGTGCTGGACTTCGCCAGAAACACCCGTCGGCTCGGCCCGATAAATGATCCGATCCTGCCTCACAAGAAGAGGGACAAGGAGGAGGGGGGAAAGGTACCGGTCAAGGTGTGCGGACAGTGCGGCGCGTACAACAGCACCCGCGCTACAATCTGTTCCGAGTGTGGCTACATCTTCCCACCTGCTGAATGCAAACTAAAGACGACAGCGGGAACGGATGAGTTAATCGCAGGCTCCGCGCCGTCGATACCGGAAATTGTAAGAATGCAGGTCACCGGCGTTGCTTACGGAGTTCATCGAAAGCAGGGCCGTCCTCCGATGCTTCGTGTAGCGTATATGTGTGGAATGCGCGAGTTCTCGGAGTACATTCATTTCGAGATTCCCGGCCTTCCTCGGCACAATGCAGCTATGTGGTGGAACCGGCGTTCGGTTGCGAAGATTCCTGACACAGCACAGGAGGCTCTAGTCGCATCTCAATTCCTACCTAAGCCACAGTACGTCAATATCCACATCAACACAAAACATCCAAGGGTGGTAAGCTGTGAGTTCTGATAGTTTCGTTATGCTCACGGACGCGCGTGTGACACACCCGTACACGCAGTACGAAAACCAGCAGCGGCTTGTGCATGAGTTCAAGTGGCGCTGTTGTTCAAACTGCGTCCGCCTTGCTGTGGACAAGCGCAGTTGTTCCGTAAACGGAGAGGCTATCCCTCCTGCGGTTGCTGTGGTAGGCTGTTCCAACTACGAAGATCTCCCTTTCTGAGGCCAGAAAATGACACTCGCAGAAACCATTGCTTTCATATCCCCGGCCATTGACAAGAAAAACAACATCCTGCCGGTGCTGGATCATGTACGAATCCAGGGCAACTACGCCATTGCCTACGATGGTGAACTTGCCATGTGCTGCCCCTGTGAATTGCCGCTCACAGCATCCCCGCAAGGATGGACACTGGAAAAAGCGGTCGAGTTACTGACTGACGGCTACCAAGTAGCGCAACTTGAAAACGGGGATCTGCACTTCTTTTCGGATAAGGGCGCGAAGCGAAAGATCGTGGTGCCCTGTACTACCGAAGCGTTCCCGATGCCGGACTTCAACTACACGAATCCGATCCCCGCTCCGGAGAACCTAAAAGAAGCACTGCGAATGCTTCTTCCGTTTTGTTCCGATGACGAGGACGAAAACCGTCCGTGGATCAACACCATTCTGTTTCGCCACGGAAAAGCGATTGCAACTTCAGTACATTCGATGGCATGGTGCTCGATCGGAACTCCGCTGGAGGTGGACGTAAACATTCCACGGAAGGCCGTTGACGCGATCCTGCATACAAAGGACAGCCCTGCTTGGATCTCCTGCACCGAACGTAGGTTCGTAGCCATTTACAGCGACGGACGGTTTCTGTCCACTCCGAGCGTGGCTACGTCGTGGCCTGCTCTTGTTTCCAAGCTCATCGAGCCTGTCATCATGGAGACGGACGCCACTCCTCTTGTCGAGGCCATGGCGACAATTTCCGCCTTTGTTCCGAAGTACGGTGACTTCCACTTCGTCAATGGCACCGTCGCCTCTGAACCAGACGGGCGCGGCGCTTCCTGTGAAGTTCCGTTGCTTCCTGGAATGGAAGGCATGGCCTACGCAGGGGAAGGCTACAAGCAGTGCGCCAAGCACATGAAACGCTACACCATAAAGGGAAAGATGCTGGCGTGGCGCGGAGACAAGATTGAAGGTAGGAACCAACTGCGCAAGATCGCGGAGGCATAGTGGAAACACTGCTCGATCTCATGGGAACCACCGAAGTGTCCCCTTTGGACAGGATTCGGAAGACACCACTTCCAGCAATTCCTGACACCGGCTGGAAGGCTCCAACGGAGTTCCCAAACCTATCGGCAGCAAAAGCCATTGCCTTCGACACTGAAACCTATGATCCAGACCTGACAGAACACGGTCCTGGATGGGCACGCAATCGTGGCCACGTTGTAGGCATCTCAGTAGCCGTAGATCGTGCGAATCGTTGGTATTTCCCTATGCGGCATGAGGTCTGCGCTGACCAGAACCTTGATCCTGCCCACGTCCTTGCCTGGGCACGGGATACGTTCGGTAACACCAATCAAATGAAGATCGGGGCCAACCTGATCTACGACGTGGGCTGGATGGCACAAGAGGGCGTAGCCGTTCGTGGGCCGTTGTTCGATGTTCAGTTCGCGGAAGCGTTGCTCAAGGAAGATGCTTCCGTAGGGCTGGATGATCTTGCAAGCAGGTATCTCGGACTGCACAAGGAGACGACGATCCTTTACGACTGGATCGACAAGGCGTACAAACCATCTCCGAAGGAGCGGCGTGCGCACATCTTCCAGTCTCCTCCTTCGCTTGTTGGCCTGTATGCAGAAGCAGACGCTTCGCACCCAATCGACCTTTGGCCAATACTGTCTCGCAAGTTGGTTGAAGAGGAGATGTATCACGTCATGGACTTAGAATGCTCGCTCATTCCTTTTCTGGTGGCGATGCGCTTTCGCGGTGTTCGGGTGGATATGGACAGAGCAGAGCAGGCCCGAATACACCTTCTCCGCAAAGAACAGGCGTTGTCCGCACAACTGGAAGACACCTGTGGCTTTGAGGTGGAGGTCAATTCTCCGAAGTCCCTGCAACGAGTATTTGACAAGTTCGGGATCAAGTACCCGCGTACAGAAGCAGGTTCGCCCTCGTTCAAAAAAGACTTTCTCGAACGAGTGGAGCACCCTGTAGGAAAGATGGTAGTCGCTCGGCGCAACGTCGAGAAACTGCGCTCCACCTTCGTAGAGAAGGGCATACTGGAGTCTGCCGTGAACGGACGGATTCACTGCTCCTACCATCCCCTTCGCGGCGAAGAGAAGGGTACAAGGAGCGGGCGCTTCTCTGCAAGCAATCCAAACCTTCAACAGATTCCGTCCAGGGACGAAGAACTTGCGCCAATCGTGCGCGGCATCTTCGTTCCTGACTGTGGCCACAGGTTTTGGAGGAAGCACGACTATGGCCAGATCGAGTATCGCCTGATCGTGCATTTCGCAGTAGGCGCAGGATCTGATGAAGCCCGCGAACTGTTCCAGCAGAATCCGTCGATGGACTATCACGAGTTCGCGCTTGGGATGGTGGCTCCCGTAGCAGGTTGGGATCTGTCTACGCCCGAGAAGCACAAGCACTACCGCAAGGCGATCAAAACCACGAACTTCGGCCTTGCCTACGGAATGGGAGAAGCCAAGCTCGCCCGAACACTGGGACTCTCGCCGGTCGAAGCCTCCGACCTGTTTGCGGCCTACCACGGGGCTGTGCCCTTCGTGAAGGCAACCATGGGGTACTTCTCAGCCCTGGCTGACCGGGACGGCTTCGTGCGTACCTACCTGGGGCGCAAGCGCCGTTTCGAGCTATGGGAGAAGGACGCCCGCCGCAAGAAGGACGACGAGTGGGAGGAGCCTCTGCCCTATGAGGCGGCTGTGCGCAAGTGGGGCAAGATCCGACGCCACGGCCTCCACAAGGCCCTGAATACGGTGATGCAGGGGTCGTCGGCGGACATGATGAAGATTGCTTGTGCTCGCCTGTGGAGCGAGGGGGTCTTCAACTACACCGGCCTGCCCCTGGTCACCGTCCACGACGAGCTGGGCTTCTCGGACAGCGGTGAACAGCAGGACGCCTTCAAGTACGTCCAGCACGTCCTGGAGAACGTGATCCCCCTCCGAGTGCCTGTAGAAGCAGGAGGGGAGATCGGCCCCGACTGGGGCCACTGCAAGCAAGCTGCCTAATTCAAAACAAGCGGTGTTCCCGGAGTAAGATGAGCTGCCCACGGGGTAGTATTTCCTGCATGACCGAACATATCTAGCAGCGTGATTCTAGTGGTGCCCCACCCCAAGCTCAAAGCCGCAGGATCAATAGGCACGACGCCGGTATTCATAAATACTATGTATTTTACAGAACTACGCAATTTTTCCCATTCTTCTGCTGTTGGTAGCCTTGCGGAATAAGGAGGAAAGAAATACAGCATAAGCGTGTACGAAGCCGCCGTGTCTATGGGGGCGTCTCGCATATTTCCGGTACGCTGTAAATACCACATCATGTCAAGAGATATAGGGTCATAGTTACTGTCTAATAGAATACATGACCAGTTGCCTATTGCATACTGCGAAGGGTCTGTATTGAGCAACCGCATGGTTCCGGTTACGGCTCCAGCCGTGGCTTCAAGTACGACTGGAGATAGGTGCGCACACGTAAATCTGCGTAGGATATACGGCTTATCTGTAGGTACGATTACGGTATCCTCTATGTGAAGAGAGGGGTCCCATTTACTGTGCTGGTACCACAACTGATAGCTGCTTTCAATCTTAAGTCTATGTGTACCGCTAAATACATTAGTAGCCCGTACAATATACAGCCTTACTAGGTTTTTTGCGTAATCGTAAAAAGTACCGGCGCCTGCATACGTAGATGCTCCCGATACATACACACCCTCTCCCATGTATTCATATGACACTGTCTGCTCTACAACCGCAGTGGTCAACGGTTTTGGGTATAGACTGGCGTATACAGGAGCCTCGCCAAGCTCTCCACCCGCAACGTGATTAGCCACTAGCCGAATAGTCGGATAAGCGCCTTCTGTTCCAACGATTCCTGCTTGGCGTAACTCATCTGCGGTAAACGTAACAGGTCCGACATCTCGAACACGCTTGGCTAAGTACGCCGTGGCCACAAACGGAATAGCCTCCGTGCCTGCCTCCACTCGAATCTCTGCACTTCCTCCAGGGGGACAGTCTGTTGTCAGCACAAGTTTGCCTTCGTTCACGTC